ACAGCAGCTCAGAAAAAATCGCAGCACAGAGATGTTCTTGATGAACTTGCTGAAAGCGCAGCGGAAGGTTGGGAGGAAACGTTTTCTCCTATCAAAGCTGTTATTGAAAAAGCCGCAAGGGAAAGTTCATCATATGAGGAGTTTCAGCAAAAGCTTTTGGAAATTGCGGGGGAATTGGATTTAACAAAGGCCGTCGAACAAATAGCCCAGGTTAATTTCATGGGGAATATGGCCGGGCAGGTTAATTACGACATTAAGGACAAATGATATGGAACATCAAGAATATGCTGATTATGAAGTACGCGGCTGGGCGCTTGACTACTCAATTAAAGCAAATGCAAAAGGCGTTGGCGCTGATAAAATTATTAAGGATGCTCAAAAATTCTATGGGTTCATGTTTCCGGTTAATGGAGATGTAAAAAGCGTTTCTATAAAAGGGGGGAAGGTCGATAAAAAACAACAAATCGCCTCAAAAGAACACCAGCCTAAGAAAGCTCCGCCAAAAAGAGAAATAATCCGCTCAGGGACAAATAAAGAGCGAGTTTATAAACTGATTGTTAGTTTGCGTGGTAAAAGGGAAGTTGCACGACCGTTCGAACTTGCCAAGGCTTTAAATGTTGATAAAAGCATAGTTAATAATGCTGCTAAAGACCTCGAACAATCAGGCCTTATTAAACGGTTCTATCATAGTAAACGGCATTTAGAGTTGCTTTTGCCCCACGAACCGGAGCCAGAGGGAAGGATTAACCCACCAAAACAAAATAAATTGCCTGGTGTCAGGGCAAAAAAATTGCTCGCCGATATGATTGAGATGGTCAAGCAGGGGGCAGTCGGTAAAGGCGGTGATTTTACACGTCAGGACGTTGTGAATTTTACCGGGGAAAAAGTCCCAATGCCAGCTATGTTGGCGCTAATTTCTTCCGGTTATATCATCAAAATAACTATTGAAGGTGGAGAATATTACCGTGTTGTTAAAAACATTGATGGTAGCTCATACGAAACACCGGGCGTTGTTGTTCGGGAAGACGGCGTAAAAGTTTGCCCACCGCGCCACTGTTCTGGATATGGTATCGGCAGTAGATTATTTGAGAGGTGATTTCATGGCCACCCTATACTTGGTCGTAAAAGGTGAATTTTTTCACAAGATAGAGGCAAGAGAAAAGCCGGAGGAATATCGCCTTTACAATGAGTACTGGCGCAAGCGCATAGAAGGAAAGACGTTTGATACCCTTGTTATAACGCTTGGTTATCCGAGCGGTGATGATGAATCGCGTATCATAAGGCGCAAATGGGAAGGATACATAGTCAAGACAATCACGCACCCGCACTTTGGCAATGAGCCAGTGAAGGTTTTTGCAATTTCAACAGAAGGAAGAGAAGTATGACACCCGAAAAATACATACTTACAGATGAGCAGATTGATAAATCATGGTTTGGCTCTTGGGGTGGTGATCCAGATAAGCAAGATATTATCCGAAGTTCTTTGCTGCAATGGACTGGCGGATATGTCACTGGATGGACAATCACCCAAATATGCAAAAATTTGAAATTGTTAACACCAAAAAGCACCCGTAATAAACCAAAACTGAGTAAATACGGGAAATCGGTAATGTACTGGCTAAACGCAGAAAAGGTCAAAAATCTGGAAAAAGAAATCACCGCCCTACACGCTGCCAACAAGGGCAAGGATCAAGAGATTGAACGATTAGAAGGTCTAGTTGATCACCTAAAAGAAGCAAACGATAAACTCCAAGAGAAGGTGCAAAACGGTTACGCCGGAACTGGGTGTATCGATTAGGAGGAAGTCGCTGTGGATAAACGTATGAAGGATTACACAGGGTGTCTGAACTAAAAATCAAACCCTTACCTCCCAAAGAAGCTGTCGATTACTTTCGTAAGAAAGGATATCAGACGGGCTTTAGCTGGCAGGATGTCTGGCATGAAGAGCATGCCTATGCGTTTACGGTGGCTAAAGCTATGCGCAACGATATTTTGCAGGACATTCGAGGCGCTCTTGATGAAGCCATTACACAAGGCGTGCCGTTTAAAGAATTTGCCAAACGGTTGGAGCCGACACTGGCCGAGAAGGGCTGGTGGGGTCTCAAGGAAATGACAGACCCTAAGACCGGGGAAAAGAAAATGGTGCAGTTGGGTTCTTCGCCCCGCCTCCGTACCATTTATAACACAAATCTTCGTTCATCCTATGCGGCGGGGCATTGGCAACGAATTCAACGAAACAAGAAAACGCGTCCATATTTGCGATATATTGCTGTTCAGGATAACTATACACGTGACCAACATCGTGCCTGGCACGATATTGTTTTGCCAGTTGATCATCCATTTTGGGCGCAGTTCTACCCTCCCAATGGTTGGGGATGCCGTTGTGTTGTACAGCAACTCTCTGAGCGTGATTTGGAGCGCAGAGGTTACAAGATTACGGATGACAAGGATTTACCAAAGCAAAAACGCACTTTTGTTAACAATCGTACCGGGGAGATTACCCGTGTCCCCAGTGGCATATATCCGGGGTTTGATTTCAATATCGGTCAGGCGCGCATGAAATCGTTAACGCCGCCGCCTTTGGATAGACCGCTGGATGTGCCGTATGTTGGCAATCCAGCAAAAGTGGTAATGCCAGATCCGCGTGATCTTGGAAAGCATGTGCTTTATCAAGAGGGGCTTTTGGATAAGCAATATGTGAAAACTTTTTTGCGTGAGTTTGATAAAAGCGGAAAAGAAAGCGTGTTTATGGATGTGATGGGTGAGCCAGTCATTATCAGTGATGATTTGTTTAAGACTGCATCCGGTAAGCTCAAAATTCACAAAGATATGCGCTACCGATATTTGGGGTTTTTAGCCAGAACCATAAAAGATCCTGATGAAATCTGGTATGTTTGGGAGGAATATCCAAAAGGCAGAAAGACGCTGCGTAAGAAATATTTGGCACGCTGGAGCGTGGAGGGCGAAGAGGTTAACGGCTTTGTTTTGTTTGATACGGGCAAGGATGGTTGGAACGGGGTCACAACTTTCAAGGCAGAGAAAGAACGTTATTTTATGAAGCAAAGGGCAGGTGCTCTTGTATATCGACGTAAAACTGAATAAGATATTTTCAATCCATAAATGAAAAGGTAAACTTATGCGCGTGTTTTTATTGGCTGTTAGCTTGTGTTTTATTTTGCCCGCGATGGCGTATGCGGAGGATGATTGGCAAAGTAATTGGCTATTCTCTGAAACTGAGATTTATACGGATCAATTGCTTGATTCGTGTTTATTATTCAATCACGGGCAGGAAAAGGCTGTGTGCGCGCCGGATAAATATTCTATTGTTATTACCAGCTTTTTTCCGCTTAAGAGCGATGATGTATTAAGCGACCCGGCAACAATGGCCTTGCGGTTTAAAATTAGGAATCTTCAAATTGTGGCCATGCGTGCTGGGAAGAAAGTTCGTATGATCGATAAGTCTGCTGAGCCATACATGACCGGTCTTTACCAGTTTGTGTCTTTGCCAACAGCTCAACAGGTCTCATTTATACAGGAAAGTTACGGGACACTAAAAGGACATTGTGCAAAAATGCCTGATCGGGTGTGGTATTGCGACAGAGATCGTCCATAAAAAAGCCCGGAGTAGCTATCCTTTCCGAACCCGACAGGGAAGTCCATGTGGCACCGGATAGCGGCTAGCTACTTCCCATTTCCATTATACCGTTTTTTATTCCAAAAATTCAAATATAAATTTTCGCCATAGAAGCCTGTACAAAGCGATGAAATGTTTATACTGTAATTGCTGCCTAAAAATAATTTTGAGGCAAAATTAAACGAACCTCGTAAAAATTAAACGCGGTTTGACTTATATCTAAAAGTCGTTTGCAAGCGGCAGATTCTCTTTCATATTAATCAATATAGTCTTAAAGCTGCCCCTGAACCCGTTCAGGCTGCCCCGATGTCCCGTATCTTTTTAAGATGCAGACTATGAAATATGAAATTCAACAAGAAATCGCAGCTAAGGAGAAAGACGATGTAAGCATTGGCATCGCCATTGTGCTGTTAGGTACTAGCCAGATGGTGCAGATCTTTCCTGCGCAAAAGGAATGGTGTGGCGCAGACGGTCGCGGCCCGTATCGTCTCTCCAATCCTGAAGCTGTTGTTCAAAGATCCATGGCGGCAGAATTAATCAACTACGCAATGATTGACCGCGACCATGCCCGTCAGCTTGCACCGGTAGGAACCTCGGTGAAAGCTGCGGGATGGTTTAAACGTTACGAAGCCCGCGAAGATGGAAGTATCTGGGGAGAACCGGACTGGACCCCCAAAGGGCGCGAAGAACTGGACAGTAAAGAATATCGCTATTTTTCGGCAACATTCATGCGGAATAAAACCAGCGGAGAAATCCTAGCCATCACTGGTGGCACAATCACCAACGATCCTAATTTTCGTCCTATGCAGGCGCTTGCCAGCAAGGAAAAATCTAATCAAACCCAAACTCAATCAGAGGAGAAATCCATGAAACCCGAACTTATTGCTTTGGCCAAATCGCTTGGTCTTGATCCTGAAAAAACCAGTGAAAAGGAAATTTTGGCTGCAGCACAAAAGAATCATGAGACGGCCCAAAAAACTACTGAAGATGTTGCAACATTGAAAAAGGCTTTAGGTCTTGATGAAGACGCTGATACGGCCACCGTGGTTGAGACAGCATCAAAGCGCATCAATGAAACAGCAAAAGCGCGTAAGCCTGATCCTGAAGCATATGTGCCTAAAACCATGTATGACGAGCTTGCTACCCGTATGGATAAGCTGGAAAAAGGCACAACTGAGAAGGCTGCTCAAGACGCTGTTATTGCAGCTATGAAAGCCGGAAAAGTTTCTCCCGGTATGAAGGAATGGGCAATCGATTTGGCGACAAAAGATATGACAGCTTTCGAGCAGTTTGTAGAAAAAGCTCCGGCGATTGTCTCTGGCGATGAAACTGCAGCCGCGAAGAAACATGCTGATGAAAATGGTGGTTTGACGCAGGAGGATGTTGAAGTGGCAAAACAGCTCGGCGTTGATCTAGAAGATCTCAAGAAGAAAGACAAAAGCAAAGACGCCGCCTAAATATCGGTTTCTTTCCTACAAATTTAATAAAGCTTAACGCCCAGTTTAAGGAGATTTTAAAATGGCTTTAACTCAAGACAGAGACACCAAACAAAGAGACGGCAAAACTTTCCACGCTCCTCTTGCGGCAGGTGTCACCATTTATGCCGGAGCACAGGTTGCCCGTGATGCTTTAGGTAATCTTGTGCCGGGGAGTGTTGCAACAACGCTTGCAAAGCCGGGGCGAGCCAAAGCCTATGCGGATAACGCTTCCGGTTCAGCTGGTGATGTGTCAGTAGAATATGAAATTGGTTGCTTCTGCTATGACAACAGCAGCGGTGCTGATGAAATCACAGCATCTGATATCGGTAATAATTGTTACATCGTTGATGACGAGACCGTTGCAAAAACAGATGGAACCGAGACACGTAGCGTTGCTGGTGAAATTGTCGATGTTGATGCTGGCGGCGTTTGGGTGAATTACAAGTAGTTTTTTTTGAGCGCGGGGTAGAGCAGCGGCAGCTCGTTAGGCCCATAACCTAAAGGTCGAAGGTTCGAGTCCTTCCCCCGCAACCAAAAATCAGAATTTTAAATATAAATCGAAGAGGATTTTAAAAATGTTGATTAACAAACAAGCGTTGGATGCGATCCGCAAAACTTTCGTATCCCTATATGATGCGTCATTTGGAAAAGCTGAACCGCAGTGGCAACGTGTAGCAATGAGGACAACGTCCTCTACATCCGAGAACGTTTACGGGTGGTTGGGTGCATCGACCCGTATCCGTAAATGGGTTGGAGATCGTGTTATTCAAAATCTCAAGAACCATGCATTTACTATCAAGAATGAACCTTTTGAGGGAACTGTTTCTGTTGATAGAGATCATATTGAAGATGATAATCTTGGTGTTTACTCTCCGCTTGTTTCCCAACTTGGTGACGATGCTGCAAATCATCCAGATGAGCTCGTTTTTGATCTGCTTGCTGCTTCATTCACAACGGCCTGTTATGATGGACAGTATCTAATCGATACAGATCATCCAGTTCTTGATGAAAACGGCAATGAAATATCTGTATCGAATTCTGGAGGTGGAACCGGAAACGCGTGGTTCCTGATTGATGACACAAAAGCAGTCAAGCCGATCATTTTCCAAGAACGCAATCCATTCAAATTCACAGCCCTTGATGATGATAAAGATGAAAATGTCTTTATGCGCAAGAAATTCATCTATGGCGTCGATGCTCGGATGAACGTTGGCGTTGGTCTGTGGCAATTAATATTTGGTTCTAAACAAGATTTGACTGCTGATAATTATTCTACGGCTTATACAGCAATGGAAAAATTCAAAGGTGACAACGGTCGTCCGTTGCGTATTAAGCCAAGACTGCTGGTCGTTGGGCCATCCAATAGAGATGCTGGTAAAGAACTTCTTGAAGCAGAACGTAATGCAGCCGGGGCAACAAACACTCACCGCAATACAGCTGAGCTTTTGGTTGTGCCGTGGCTGGATTAATCCGCTTTTTGACTTAAACCTTCATTTTTAACCATCAAGCTTAAAAGGATAAAACGATGGGAAACACAAAGAAAACTGAACAAATCGCGGTTATATCCCGCGTCAAGGGTGGCTTTCGTCGCGCTGGTTACAAGTTCAACGAAAATCCTACACTGATTAATGTTAAGGATCTTACCAAAGATCAACTCGAACAGATCAAGTCTGAGCCAAACCTTGTGGTGGTGGACTCCGTCGCTGATTTCGAAACTTCAGCAGACGATAAGGCTCTTAAAGAAGCTAACAAAAAGCTGGTTGTTGCAGGGGAAAAAAACACCAATCTTGAAGCTGAGCTGAAAGAGACCAAGGCGAAACTTGAGGCAACTGAAAAAGAGCTGGAAGCCGCCAAGAAAAAATAACCTACCTGCGAAAGCCCTTAATAACGGGCAAGGGTGGGACGCCGCACCCCCGATCATAGGCGTGACAGTCCGGAGAGTACGGATCTCTTTTCAACTTGCTAATCAGGAATTTTATTCATGACTACTTCTGAATCTACATTGCTTCAAACAGATGATAATGGTCACGCAATTCCGGTTTTGCGTTATTTTGACGGCGGTGCACATAACCATACAAAAGCAGCGGAAAGTACTGTTGAGGTTGAGTTTGACGAGGAAACAAAGGTGATTACACTAGAAACAACCGGGAAAATATCTTTTCGTCTCGGTGGTGCAGATGTTAGGGCGACTGCTGCCGATCATACTTTTTTGTATCCCCGTGTAGATACTTTTTCGATTGCAGATCCGATCTCACGTAAACAAGAATATTCACATATTTCTGTTTATTTCCATGAAAATGCGACAATCGCTATTTCTGAGCGGAGGTAGACCATGTCATACGCAGATAAAACAGACATGCTCGAGCGTTACGAAGAAAAGGATTTAATCCAGCTCACGGATTTTGCCGAGCCATATACAGGTGAAATTGTTGATGAAGTTTTGGACAAGGCTTTGTTGGATGCGTCTTCGACTATCGATTTGTATTTGGGTGGTCGGTACGATTTGCCTCTTTCTTCTACGCCGCCAGCATTGACCAATATGTGCTGCACATTGGCTTTTTATCGTCTTAATCGTGGTCGTTACACAGAAGACTTACGACAGGATTATGACGATGTCATAAAGCGGCTTGAGGCCATTTCAAGCGGTAAAATCAAGATTGATCAAGGGGGGGGGGAGCCAAAATCAGCGGCGGCTATTGCCAAAGTTGACGGCCCGAACCGTATCTTTAACCGCGATTCCCTGAAAGGATTTTAAACCATGATCAGAATGGAATTTCAGGGACAAGATGAAGTAATGCAAAAGCTGGCGGCGGTTTCAAATCGCAATATACGTGGGCAAATCATGGATGATTTTGGCCAGTATATGCTCAGTGAAATCCAAAGCCGTTTTGAAAATGAGACCGGACCGGATGGTGAGGCATGGGAAGAATCAACTAGGGCAAAAGAGGAAGGCGGGCAAACCCTGACTGATAGCGCAATTCTAAAACAATCAACTGCTTATGAACATAGCGCGGATAAGCTGGAAGTTGGCAGCGCCATGGTCTATGCGGCCATCCATCATTACGGCGGTGAGATTAAGCCGAAGAATGCCAAAAAGCTGATGTTTAAAATTGGTGGGCATTTTATAACAACCGATAAAGTCACCATGCCTGCACGACCAATTTATGGTTTCACAGATCAGGACGAAGAAGAACTGATCAATATCATTAATGATCACTGGCAAGGAGAGCTGCAATGATTGGAGCTATTGAAGATGCCATAATTGATCGCCTTGATACGCTGAACGAAGCCGGAGTTCTGGGGTATCGTCTGCGTCAGATCAAAACCTATGGCGGAGAATTGCGGTCTAAAAAAGCGCGGGCAGAGATAAAGGATTTTCCGGCTGTTTGGTTGGCTTTTAGCAAAGCCACTACGGTTCAGGAGACAAATTCCTATGCTAAATTACGTGGGCAGTGGGCTTTCCTATTGGCTACCGAAAATCTGCGCAATGAAAAAGCTGCCCGGCATGGTGCGGCTGGGGATGTCGGGGCGTATCAAATCGCAGTCGATCTTGTCAGCATCTTTGCCGGAAAGAAACCCGGTGATTTGGAAGGTGTCGAGGCCATTAAGGACATAAAAATTGATCCAGTTAGTGTGGATGATTCACGCAATGGTCGGTTGGCTGTCTACGCGATTCCATTTTCCTGCGATTTCCAGATCCAGAAAACATCGCCAGAGCTTGATCTAACAAATCCGCTTGAAATTATCCATACGAATTGGGACTTGCCGCCAGTCGGTGGCGTTGGCTCAGAACTTCCAGACGATAAAAATGCAGATGCAACTTCTCATGTAACAGGAGATTAAACATGGAAAAAATTACGGTTAAACCATCTCGAAAAGGGTTGGTTATTCCAAATCCTGAAAACCAGTGCAAGCCGTACAAGGAAGAGGGCGAGCCGGTTTTAAAAACCCGCTATGTGGTTCGTCGCATTAAAGACGGTGATCTTACCCAGATTAAGACGACCAGCAAAAGCAAAAAATCTTAAGATTTCAATTTTTGGAAAGAAAGTGAAACACGATGTCTAACATTACTTTTACACAAATCGCTACTAACGAAAAAATCCCCGGTTATTATGGCGAGATTTCTACGGTCAATTCCAATCAGGGAACCTATGATTATCCAACGCGTATTCTGGTTATCGGTCAGGTGTTAACCAGCGGTAGTGCCGATCCTTTGAGCAAACACGTTATTGCCGATGTTAAAGAAGCAAAGGCACTGTTTGGCAAAGGCTCTCAGCTTGCTTTGATGTGCGAGACAATTCTTGATATTCAGGACAGCATCGAAGTGCATGCAATTGCCCAAGAAGATGATGATGCCAGTGTTAAGGCGGCGGGGGCATTGCTTGTAACGTCGGCTGCGACCAGCTCCGGCACGCTTTATTTGTATATTGCTGGAACACGTTTGAAAATTGGTATAAGTGCTAGCGATACAAAAGCAGAAATCGCAACAGCAATTACAGCGGCAATTAACGAAGAAACCGATTTGCCGGTCACGGCGGTTGTTAATGGCGAAACTGCCGAACAGGTTGATGTTACGTCAAAAAATGCTGGTTTGTGCGGTAATGAGATTAAAATTACCAAAAACTATTACACCGGGGAAGTTTACCCTGCAGCGTTTGCTATGACTATTACTCAGCTCACTGGCGGCGCGGCAAACCCGGACGTAGCTGATGTGCTCGATGTCATAGAAGGTGGCTGGTACACCGATATCGTTATGCCGTATACGGATACCGCCAATCTTGTAGCTATGGAAGAGGAATTGGAAGAGCGTTTCAGTGCAACTGGCAAAATGGATGCCACGCTTTCAATTGCTTATCGTGGCACGTTTTCAGAAGTCTATGCCTTCACAAAGGCCAGAAATTCAGAGTTTTTAACGAATATTGATGTTCCAAAGGATGCCTTGGAGCCTGCGTGGTTATGGGCTGCGGCTGTTGTGGCGTGGGAAGGATTCTGGTCAAACCAGCATCCGGCACGACCTTATAAAGGGTTGGTTTTAAAGGGTATTAAGAAGCCGCCAACAACACGCACAACGACAGAACGCCGGATTTTGCTCAATAATGGTTGTTCGACATGGACGGTCAATGCAGATGGTAATGTTGTTCTTGAACGCCTCGTGACCATGTATCAGGTCAATGAAGGGGGGATTGAAGATGAAACATTCCTTGATTTTACAACAGTCAAGACATTCAGCTTTATTCGGTATGATCACAATGCCTATATCTCGACGCTGTATTTTGGATCAGAGGGGAAAATTCTGACAGCGAATGAAGCCGCAGCGGCTGCCTCCGATGTCCTTGTTACGCCCAAAACCATTGCAGCGTCATCCATGGCGCGTGCGCAGCTGTGGATCGAAAAAGGCTGGGTGGCCGAGCTAATCGATATTAAGGCCGAAGTGGATGGTGACGATCCGACCCGCGTCAATATGTTGATGGGGCTGGATATCACAAACCCGCTCATGATCCTTGCAACCAAGCTTGATATGCGCGTTTAAACGCTGATTTAACCCCGTTTTAAAGGAGATTTAAAAAATGGATGCATTACACGGAATAGCCACGATTAAAGTGAACGGTACAAACATCATCGCTGATGTTGATGCCAAGCTGAAAGTCGGTGGATATGTCAATAACGTTAAAATGGTGGGGGTTAAGTCCTTTAATTCTCAAAAAGTTATTCCAAGTGAGCTTGAGATCAAAATCCCTCATACACAGGATGTTGATCTCGTTAAGGAACAATCACGCTCCGGCGTTGAAGTCCAGTTTCAATCAGATAATGGCGCGGTCTATGTGGTTGCAGATGCTGCTCAAACTGCGGAGGTCGATACGGGTGCTGATGGATTGGTTTCTCTTGTCTATACGGGCGATCCGGCTGCAAAACTTTAAAGTGCTTAAGAGGTGCATAATATGAATATTACGTTATCCAATAACCAAACAGTAGAAATCCGTGAGCTGACAACGGGCGATATTTTTGACGCGCAAGATGCGACAAAAAGCGTCCATATCATAGAAACAGGAACCGGAAAGGACAAAAATGCTGTTCCTGTATTCGTAGTCGACCATGTCTTGTTCGAGCGGCTTTTGTTGCTGCAGAGTATTAAGGATGTCGATGGTGACGCTAAAGTCGCGGATATTAACTGGCTGCGCAATTTATCACCTGATGATTATGAGGCTTTACAAAGCGCTAGTGAAAAAATTGATGCTGCCACGCTGTCTGAGGTCGGCGGCGGCCGGGGGCGAGATAGCGCGGCATCTTGATGGCCTGTTTGCGGGGGTTTTAATCCTCTGCAAACATGGTCTTTCCCACGACCGGGTAGAGCGGATGCCGCTGTCACGATTTCTTAAAACAGTCAAATTATTACGAGAGGAAGAATAAATCACGATGTCAGACGCCCAGATGTCAGTATCGATGATTTTGGATATGGTTGATCGGTTTTCGGGTAAAACCGGACGCATCAACCAATCCATGAATCGCATGAGCCAAACCGGGCAGCGTGCGATGAAGGCGCTACGTCGTTCTTCTGATTTGGCTTATAACGGACTTGATCGTCTTGGTAATCGCTACACTGCTTTTGTGACCGGAGCTGGCGGCGTTGCTGCTGTACGTGGTGTTTCCCAAATGGAAACGCGTCTCGTTCGTCTTGGCATTCAGGCAAGGAGGTCAAAAGAAGAGATTGAGGAGCTGCGCAAAGAAATTGTAGAAACGGCGCAAGCCGCCGATGTGCGTATCGATCCATCCCAGATTTTAGACGCTGTTGACAAAATCATTGAGAAAACCGGTGATTTTGAATTGGCAAGAGGCAACCTCCGAAACATTGGATTAGCTGTTCAATCAACAGGCGCTGAGGGCATTGATATCGGCGCAATGGTGGCTGACCTTTCAGAGAAATTCGATATTGATAAGCCGGAAGATTTGTTTGAGACGCTCGATCTTTTGACTAATCAGGGAAAAGAAGGGGCTTTTACTCTTCAGAATTTTGCGACTCAGGGCGAGCGTGTGACAGCCGCTTACGCCATTACAGGCAGAACAACAAAACGCGCTGCGCGTGAAATGGGCGCGATGCTGCAAATGATTCGAAAAGGTGTAGGTGCGCCAGAACAAGCAGCCACAGCTTTTGAAGCATTAATGCGCACGTTAAATGATGCATCAAAGGTTAAAATTCTTACAAAGGCCGGAATTAAGCTCACTGATCCTGATGATCCAAAGCGCATGCGCGCTGTTACCGACATTGTTAAAGACTTAGTGCGGGCAACTGGAGGTGATGCACTAAAATTGAGTAAGATTTTTGATAGCGAAGCTATGCGTGCTTTAAACCTTGTCGCGGCTGAATATAAGAAAACAGGAGGCTTTGATAGTCTTGATAGCTTTATGTCTCAATCCAGTGATGGAGCAACGCTTTTAAAAGATGCGTTTACGGCAGCGGATCGATCTGCCGCAAAATGGCAAACGGTTATAACAGCTGTGCAGAACGGCGTGTTTAATAAGTTGCAAGCACCTATTAGCGGCGGTGCAAATATGATTGGTAACGTCAAGCCGTCTACTATGGATAATGTTGTTGGCTATGGGTTAGGTGCGGCTGGGATTGTTGGTGGTTTGGCACTCGGTGTTAAAGGCCATAAGTTAATGAAAGGTCTAGGTCGTGGCAAAGCTGGTGCAGTGGCCGGGGCTGTTGGTGGTTTGGCCGGGCGCATGGCTGGTGTGCAGCCTGTGATGGTCGTTAACTGGCCGTCTTCTCTTGGTTTTGGATCTGGTCAGCTGTCGCATGGTTTTGGAAAAGCGGCAAGCAAAACATCAAAAATCGCTCGTGCTGCTGGAAAAGTAGGGAAGCTGTCGAGATTAGCTCGTTTCGGAAAAGGCTTAACCCGCAAGATTCCATATATTGGTGCAGGTCTTATGGCTGTGGATATCGGGAGTGCGGCTCTATCGGGTAACAAAACGGCAATGGGTGAGGCTGTTGGATCAACAGGTGGGTCTGTTGCAGGGGCAGTAATTGGCGGAGCAATCGGTTCTGTCGTTCCTGTTATTGGGACGGCAATTGGAGCTGCTCTTGGTGGGGTTTTAGGGTCGTATGGCGGCGGCTTTATTGGTAAATATTTTGCGCGTGACCGGGAAGAAAAGGATCTTTCCGGTAAGATTGAAATCAAGGTCGATGCTGAAGGCCGTTCTCATGTGAAGGCCGCGATGGATAATCGGGGTGTGGCGACAGAAATTAATCAGGGCATATTGATGGGGGCAGCGCTATGACTTTCTTCGATCAATTAAGAACTCCCAGTTTTAAAGGTTTTGAGTTTGAACTTGCAAGTGAGAACAACACGTTTGGTCGTGATGTCAAAAAGCAGAAAATTATAAATGGTAATGTTCGTCACGAAGATACTGGCGAGAAAGAAGATGTCTTTACGATCGAAGCGGTCATTGGCGGTAGCGATGATTTTGTCGATCGGGCTGAAGCTTTCAAGGCTCTGCTCAATGAAAAAGGAGCTGGACGTCTAATTTTGCCGCATGAAGGGGAGATGTTGGCTGTCGTTACAAACGCGCGTAAACGCACAAATGATCGTGAAGTGGGCCTCGTTTATTTCTCAATAACGTTTGAGCGTGATGAAAGCGCATTATCGAATAAGTCATCGTCAACATCGGTTGCTTTGAAAGATCAGGCTGATTTGACAATGGCAAAGGCTTTGTCTGATTTTACGAATGTTTATAACGATGATGTCCCGGATTTTGTCTCAAATTCTACTTTGGGTCAGATTAATGATTTTGCTGAAGAACTGAATTCTTCCATTATATCCCATCGTTCCGATTTTTCTGTGCTCGGTTTCGTTACCAGTGACGCGAAAACATTTGGTGATCAAATCATTTCAATGTGTTCTGATCTTGTTGATTATGAAGAAAACATTGATTACATGGTTTCAACATCATCAAGCATGACCACAGCGTCCAGTAACGCGGATGATGCTCTTTCTCTTGTTAAAACTCTGGTGGATATTAGCAAGGACGCAGAAATCGACACAGGTACAATATCGGGGGCACAAAGCCTACGTGTAACAAACAATAATGCGATAAGTTTGCTTGCAAAAACAGCAGCGATGTCATCTGCGGCTAAAGCTGTAGCTTATGCTGAGTTTAGCTCTAAAGAAGAAGCTATCGATGTTCGCGATAGTTTGTTGAACACTCTTTCATCTTTACGCGCAACAGCTGGAGCGCAGGGCTGGTCGAAAAGCTATATGTCAATTGGTTCATTAATGGCGACCATTAATAACGACATTAATACCGGCCTTGGTCGTTTGCCCGATACGGTCACCATTCGCAATCAGGCAGTGAGGTCGTCTCTTGCTCTGGCATATCGTTTATACGGTGACACGTCATCCAGCGTCATTGAAAAAGCAAGCGATCTTGTAAGTCGTAACGGCATTATTCATCCGGCATTTGTGCCTGCAGAGGATCTGGAGGTTTTGATTGATGCTTAAATCTTACGATTTCCAGATTCGCATTAACGGCATTGCTTATATGCTGGCAACGGGGTTTAGTTTTAACCGTAGCATGGACATGATGGGCGGAGCTTTTTCCTTGGGCCTGATTGATCCTGACGAGGAAATGATTTCCGCATTTCGTCCTGGCGTAACATCACAAATTGAGATCAATGGTATTATTATTGCTAAAGCGGTATTTGATACAGTTAGCATTGACGATACAAACGGTCATGTTTTTACTTACAGCGGCAGGGATCCATCAGGAGATCTGATTGACAGTTCTGCAATGTTCTCGGATGGAAATTTCTCAAAGAAAAACATAAAGCTTGAAGACGCAATTAAAGACCTTTTAAAGCCGTATAATATGGTCGTTAAAGTGGCTGTTGATGATACCGGAAAGGTTTTTAGCGAGATATCAATTACGCCAGGTGAAACCGTGTCAGAGGTTATTACGCGCCTATGCAAATACCGGGCAGTGTTTCCGCTTTCAGATGGTGCAGGTGGCCTTATCTTGACCAAAGCTGGTGGCAAGCGTTCCGGCGGGCACATAACTGTCGGCGGTGATCAGGGTAATGTTATTACACGCAGGGGTGAAATCAGCCATGCTCAGCGCTATTCAGAAATTATCGTTAAAGGTGGAAGTAATGGCGGTGACGGTTTTGAAGGATGGGCTGAAACTTCGCCAGAGGATTTATCAGGCACTGAAGGTCGAGCCAAGGATCCTGATATTAAACGTTATCGCCCTTTAATTATACAGTCTGAAAGTGATGGTTATGACCTTGATTTAGAAGAGCGTGCTTTGTGGGAAGTTCGATACCGCCGTTTTAGCGGGACAGAGCTTACCTATACGGTTCCGGGTTGGGAAGCTGCCGAAGGTGAGTTTTGGAAGATTAATACGCTCGTTCCTGTCGTAGATCCGCAGCTCTTTGTTAAGCGCGACATGCTTATCAAAACTGTGGGGCTATCCCGCGATGGTGAAGGTACACGCACTAATCTGACCGTTGCTCCAGCTGAGGCTTATGATCTTCCACCCAATCGCGAACCGGAAAGCGATGATGTTTTGTTCGGAGGTGGCGCATGAATCCGCTCATTACAAAACTAAAATCTGTTGTTGTGCGCGGTGTTATTCGGGCTATCAATGATGAAGCAGCGCGACAGATGTGCACGGTAACATTGCTTGCAGGAGAGACCAAAGACCGGATTGAACGTCTGCAGCAATTTGGTTTTTCAAGTAATTGTCCAAGTGGCGCGTCTGCTGTGTTTGTTGCTGTTGGCGCAGATCGCGCTCGCCTTGTGTGTATTGGTGAAAATCATCCTGATTATCGACCGACAGGCAAAAAGGAAGGTGAAACGATTGTTTACGATGCCTTTGATCAATTCATCCATTTGCAAAAATCCGGTGTCATAGAGATTAACGCGGCGGGGGAGTTGCTTATTAAGGCACCCATCAAAGTTCGCATTGAAACAACGCGCTTAGAGGTAACCGGTGACATTGTAGATAATGTCGATACCGATGGTCAGAGTATGGCTGATATGCGCGAGACATACAACATTCACAAACATCCTGAGAACGATTCAGGCGGCCCAACCGATGAACCTAAT